GATTCCTGGTGCTACACAGCAGAAAATTCAGTCCATCAAGGAATCCTTGCACCGCAGCCAAGCCAACGGGTTAGTCCGGCCTTTGCAGGCACCTAATCTTGGGACGATGCCGAATCCGCCTACTGAGGTTGGCAAGCCGATGATTGACAATGCGGTCACCAAGTGAAGTCGTCGACTTTCACCGTCTGATCGCTAACTAAATGCGCTGCCCCTAAAAAGCTTTCCCCCTGTTGGGGATAGACGCCCCGCCCAAGCGGTCAATTGGGCTGAACCACTAACCCCGAAAGGGTGATTTCCGCATGAGCGAGATTGACGAAAACACTGCCGCTACCAATGAGGACGGCAGCGATTTCCAACCCATCACATCCCAAGAGGCGCTGGACAAAATCATTGGGCAGCGCATCGACGGTGTGAAGAAGAAATACGCGGGATTCGACGAACTGAAAGCGAAAGCCATCAAGTTCGACGAGTTCCAGGAAGCGTCGAAGTCAGAGCTGGAAAGGGTGTCCGAGAGGGCGCAGCAGCTTGAGGCTGAACTCGCTTCGGAACGTGAACGCGCCGGTAAAGCCTCTGTGGCCGCGGCGAAGGGCGTTCCAGTCTCGGCGTTGTCCGGTTCAACTCCCGAAGAATGGGAGCAGGCGGCCGACGCGCTGCTGGAATGGCGTGCTGCACAGGTGCAGGACAAACCCGCCAAACCTGTACGAGGTTTGAAGTCCGGTGCAACAAGTGCCGACCAAACACTCGACCCCAAAGAACGTGCGGCTGCGGCAATCCGCGCCATGCGGTCCCAAATATAAAAACCCCCAAAGAGTCGAAACACTCTGCGGGCTATCCGAAAGGAAATAGAACGAAATGGTTGATATCAACCGGTCAGATGTCTCGACCCTCATCGAGGACGCGTATTCGCAAGTCCTCCTGCAAGCGGCCGCGGCGGGCTCTCAGGCCCTCCAGGCTTTCCCGACGGTGAACTTGGGTACGAAGACCACCAACATGCCGATGCTGGCAGCCCTGCCCCAGGCCGGGTGGGTCACCGAACAGGCCGAGGATTCCTCGGGCACCAAGCCCACCAGTGAGGTCCGCTGGAAGAACACCACGATGGTCGTTGAAGAGATCGCCGTCATCGTGCCTGTACATGAGGACGTTCTCGCTGACGCCACCACCGACGTGTTGTCGGAGGTTTCCGCACTGGCCGGTCAGGCCATCGGCCAGAAGCTCGATCAGGCCATCATCTGGGGTGTCGGTAAGCCGGCATCGTGGACTAGTGCTGCGCTGTACTCGGCGGCTTCGACTGCTTCGCAGACTCAGGCCATCACCTCCGGTGCTGCCAACACGGCGGACATCGTGGGTGCGGTGAACACCTCGGCGAAGACCCTCGCCGGGTTGGGCTTGTTGCCCGACACCCTGCTGGCGAACTTGACGTTCCGCTACGAAATCGCCAACATCCGCGATTCCACCGGTCAGCCGATCTTCCGTGATGAGTCGTTCGCCGGCTACAACACCTCGTTCAGCCAGAACGGAACGTGGGACAACTCGCGGGCCAAGTGCCTCATCGTGGATTCCTCCCGCGTGAGGGTGGGCATCCGCCAGGACATCACCGTAAAGTTCTTGGATCAGGCCACCGTCGGTGGAATCAACCTGGCCGAAAAAGATATGGTGGCCCTGCGCTTCAAGGCCCGCTACGGGTACGTGTTGTCGACCGGTGCTACCGCGTACAGCTCGGCGCCGGTTCCGGTCGCCGCGGTCATCAACGCTGGCTCCTAACAATGGCGTATGCAACTTCGTCTGATGTGTTGGCCGCCGTCGGGCGGTCACTCACAACAGCGGAATTGGGGTCTGTCAACAATCAACTTGACCAGGCCACCGATCTCGTCGCCGCCTACTTGGGCACAGAACCGAACCCGGTTCCTGATGCTGTAAAACGGGTGGTTGCGACGATGGTTGCTGCCGTGTTTGACAAGCCTTCTATCACCATCGCTGACTATGACGCCAGCGGCTACTCCACTGCGCGGGAAGCCGCTGGCGTTCATGTCGGCATGGAATCTGCTACGACCTCGGGGCCGTGGTTGACGAATGCGTTGAAGGAACGGTTAAAGCCGTACCGGATTGCTGTTCGGTCGGTGGCTGTGACATCCGAATTCGGTTCTTGAGAATGCCTGAGCTACGCTTTGAGGAGCGCAACGAGGGCTTCTACGAGTTGCGCCAGTTGCCGGAGTTGCGGTCGTTTGTTCTGCGTGTGGCACAGGATGTCGCCGCGGGCGCTAATGAGGCCCTCGGTGACGTTGACGGCTACCCGGCCAACACTGAGCATTTCCGCGTGTCGTCACAGCAGGGCCGCAAGAACCCGCAAGGTCGTTGGCGTGCCAACGTGGTCGCGGTGACGGCGGCGGCTCAACGCTACGAAGCGCAGCACCAACTTTTGTTGAGGCTTCTTGGCGGCGCTAAATGATGTGGCCGACGCCGCAGCCTGCGTTGAAAACGGCGCTGGCGATCCTGCGGGATGCGTTCGGTAATGTGCCGGTGTCGGCGAAAATGCCGAAACAACGGCCGCTGCGGTTTGTCCGGGTGGACGTGATCGGCGGCAGCCGTGTCGACGTTGTGACCACCAGCGCCCGGGTGCTCATTGAGTTGTTCGGCGCGGACCCGGAAACATGCGAGTCGATGTATTCCACAGCGTCGGCGGCGATGCTCAACGCCCAATCGACGGTGGTCTCAGGTGCTTTTGTGCGTTCCTGGGACGACGAGCAGGGGCCGGTGGCCCGTGCGCACCCCGATGTGATCGACATGGATCGGTGGCAATTCCACGGCGACCTTACCCTGTCGACCACGACAGCGGTCGTCACGGCCGGCTCATAACTGAATAACTAACCCTTAATTAGGCCCGTCCAACGCCTGAAAGGGGCAAACTGTCATGCCAGATTCATCCATCATCTGGGCGCCTACCCGCCCGGATTCCGGTGGTGTGTTCTTTCGTGCACCGCTGGGAACGACCCTCCCCACCAACGCCACCGCACCGCTCAACGCACTGTTTGTCGACCACGGCTGGCTCGGCGAAGAGGGCGTCACAAAGTCCACAAATCGTGACATCAAGAAGCACTACGCGTTCGGCAGTGACCTGGTTAAGACCACGCAGGGCCAGTACGCCGACAGCCTCCAACTGTCGCTGCTCGAAAGCGATCCCGACGTCCTTGAGACGGTGTTCGGTCCGGGGATCACATTGGGAACCGATGGCGCCGGCAACCGCACCATAAAGGTGGAGCACCGCTCCAAGCAGCTCCCGCGTTCGGCATTTGTCGTTCACACCGTGGACGGCACCAAGACCCGCCGCCTGGTCATCCAGGAAGGCGCTGTCGTCGATGTCGGTGACATCACCTACGTCCACAACGATCTGCTCAAGTACACGATCACCGTGGACTGCTACAAGCCCGCCACCGGCAACAGCGAAGCGGTCATCGAGTACATCCACGACGCCGGCCACGCGGCAGGTTCGTAACCAGTCCCCCGACTGGGTGGTGACTTTGGGACGGGCCTGCCACCCAGTCGGGCTTCAAACGTTAAGGCCCGTCCGCAGCAAATCCAGGAAAGGCTCGTCCTATGAGTAAACCCATCCTCGGCGCGAACAACCGCGCCACGAAGATCGACATTGTGTTGCCGGTCGACGCGAGCGGCGACTATGCGTTCGACGAGAACGGCGACCCCGTGAAGGGCCGCACTCCAGTGTCGTTCACCATTCCCCGCTGGGACTGCATGACCCGCGACCAGGTTAAAGCCTTGAACAAAGCGGTGGCAGAAATCAATGAGTTGATTGGAGACGACGGGGAACCGTTGGACCGCCAGGACCGTGATCTTGAGTTGGTTTTGGCGATGGTTCGCCCGTTCATCTCCGAAGAGGATTTGGCGGTGGTGAAGGGTTTGCGACTGTTTGAGTTGGAGCAGATCGCCGAACGAATCAAAGAGGGTTCCACCATAACAGTGGGGGAATTGCTGGCCTCGACCAGCTCTTAGATGAGTTCGGCGGGGCCGTCAACTACGACCTGATGACCAAAGCCGGCATGCGGCTCGATGACATCGGGCCGGGATTCACCTGGCCGGATTTGCGTGACTTCATAGCCTTTCTGCCGCTGGATTCGGCGCTGTTTCGGGCGCGAAACCCGAAATCGTGGTGGTGGACACCGGAACACGACTTCCTCGGGGCGATTGTGACATCGCTGCAATGGGCGAACTGGCAGCGCGGCGGCGGCAAAGGCGATAAGCCGCGGCCGATCAAGCGGCCCCAAGAAAAGCTGCGCTCCAGGGTAAAGCTTGACCCGCAATCCGCCGACGAACTCGCGGCCAAGCGTGAACGACTGAAACGGCAACTTGATCAAGGAGGTACCTGATGGCGATTGAGCTAGGCACCGCCTACGTTTCCGTTGTCGGCGACACCAAGCGACTCGCCAAGGACGTTAAGGACGCACTCAAAGGTGCCGGTGGTAAGGGCCTTGAGGCTCCAATCGTCCCAACTGTCGACAAGAAAGCCGCGGAGAAAGCCGGTAAGGAAACCGGCGAAGCGGTCTCCAAGGCGACAGAGGAAGCCGTCCGCAAGAGTGACATCGGCAATACCGTTGCCTCTGAGATCGCCAAATCGGCCAAGGGCGCAAACGCGGGCAAAGAGGCCGCCAAGATCATTGTCGACGGCATCGCAGATGGTGTGAAGCAGGAGATGCCGCGCGGCGGCATCGGTGGGGTGATCGTCGACGGTATCGCCGAAGGCGTGAAACAGGGCATTGACGGTGAAGGCATCGGCGGGTCCATCGTCGACACCATCGGCGGCGGTATCAAATCGGGGAACCTGGGCGGGGCGATCAAAGACGCTGTGTTGCCGGGGATCAGGGGCATCGGAGATGAGCTTCGTTCCAGTGCGGAATCCTGGGCTGGAGGCATCGCCAATTCGCTGCGCTCCGGTGATATTGAAGGAGCCACTAAAGAAATCGGCGATACGGTACAGAACACCACCGATCTGATCGCAGATATCGGAAAAACATTCGGTCTGCAGCTTGATGGTGTCCGTAACTTTGGCACCGATGCCTCCACCATCCTCTCTAAGTTCGGCACTGATGTTGACGGAGCAATCAACACCGCTTCTGGCATCAAAGACCAGTTCGACACAATCGGAACCCTTCTGGAAACAGTTCTTCCAGGCAAAGCTGGCACAGGCGCTGCAAAAATTGCAAGTGCGCTGGGCCTCATCGCAGTCCCGGCGTGGCTGACCTACATCACAACAAAGAGTGCCAACGAGATTGCTAATGAAATCCAAGGCACCGACTATTCGATCCGCGAAACACTGCAACAGGGCGCGACGGCTCCAGTTCGTATCTCAGGTGACATATTTGGCACACCCGTTCCCGATTGGGCCAATCCTTACGTCGCTAATCGTTTTCCCACGATCTTTGGTGATCAAGGCCCGACCGGAGAAGCGCAAAGGCAACGACGCGGTCTGGGACCGATGGACCCAACCGGCGGGCTACTCGGCGGAACAATCCCCGGTACCGCAGGTCGCGGCTATTTCAACTCTAC